ACTCCGCACCAAAGGGAATACCCTTATCCTCTTTAATTATGTCGAAGCGCACGGGAAGCCCCTTGCAGCTCTCTTGGAAGCAGCGGGAACGAATAGAAAAGTATATCTCATTCACGGAAAAACAGAAGCAGACGCAAGAGAATATATCCGCCGGGTTATCGACAAAGAAAAAGACGCGATCCTTGTTGCCTCTTATGGCACTACCTCTGCTGGTATCAATATTGTTAATCTCGACAATATTATCTTTGCTTCACCTACTAAATCAGTAATAAGACTTTTGCAAAGCATCGGTCGTGGGCTTCGTGTTTCCGAGAAAAAGAAAACACTTAAAGTGTATGACATTGTTGACGATCTTTCTTGGAAATCTCACAAAAATCACGTGCTTAGACATTTTGAAGAACGTGTTAAAATATACAATAAAGAAAAATTTGATTACAAGATATGTTCAATGTCATTCGACAGCCTTTGAAAGATAAATAGTAAGGAAGGGAGGACATCACTATGTCCGATTCACTTCCTGAGAATGAATTCTCAGGCGCGTTGCGAGTAGTTAAGTTGACTTCTGGGGAAGAATTGATTGGAATGGTTAGCGAAGCAGCGCCTGATAAAATCACTATTAAACTACCAGCTCTTTTGGAAAATTATTATACAAAAGATCAAACTGGGCAGACTGTAGAATATGTAAAACTAACAAACTATTTACTGAACATTAGAGGGTATGAAGTTAATCTACCCAGATCCGTAATAGTTTATATTGGATTGCCTGCAATAGAATTAGAAAAAATGTATGAAGTTTATTTTATGGCAATGCAGACTGATCCGAAATCAATTGTAAGTTCTTCTCCCGATGCACCCCACGGCGTAGAAAATGGATTAGAACTTTTAAACGAACTTTTTAATAATGAAGATTTTGTAAATTTTGTTAATGATATGATAGAAAGTTTTGAAGGGGTTGAAATTTTGGAAGATGCTGAAGGGGATGAAGAATGGGATGATGTCGTTGCAGAATCGCCTATAAGCCCTTCTGTAGAAGAAGAGCCCGAGCCTGCACCCAAGCGAAAGAAACGCAAGGCGATGAAGCCTGAAACGAATAAGCTGCCTTATAAACCGGATGCCAACCCAAATACCCCAGAAGGTTGGTCAGACAATCCCTTGGATTATATTTAAACTTGATTTTTTAAATTTGATGGAACTGGGTCTTCTTGATTTCCGGTCCACAGATCAAAATAAGAATATTTAAATGTGCATGTGGTTTTTTGAATTATTGCATCTGAGCTATCTGCTTGAAAATTTAAACCATTTAATTTTACCGGGATGATGTAATTAAACTTTGCTCTCAAAATTTCACAGTTTGTGGCAGGGTCATAAAGAAACAAATTTGCTTCATGGTGCCAAGATTGATACAAAAGATTGTGTTCGATATCATTCTTGATATTCGTTATATTACGAACCCAAGAATACAAACTCATCCAGTTAGTCAAATCCGAATCAACTATGAATTCGACATTAAGTGTCTCAAAATTTGCTACCATTGTTGGTACAGGAATTGTTGTACCAAGCGTAGTTGGTTGAGGTTGATCAGGAACTGAAATACCGGGCAAGTTTGCTCTCTGACACATGAGTTCCATTTGTTTGGTTCCACGACCAAAAACCAAACGGAAGTAACTGTTGTACATCGGATTTGTGTTTGATGAACATAAACTCATACAATTATTTATGGTAAAACAAAAACCTCCCGATTGCTCGGGAGGTTTTCGAAAGTTTTTTACTTTCCTAGGTTAGACCATCAATTAGATGGTGTTGCCGTGGAGGTTTTGTACCGAGGTTAGGCGGTAGTATTGATTCAAGCCAGTGGTGAGGGTTTCACCGTCTGGTACGTTGCTGCTGTTAAGAACGTATGGGTTAGCAACAACACCGTAGCGGGTCTTGAAGGCAATGCGTGGTTGGAAATTATCAGGATCAACTGCACGTACCATTTGTAGCGGAACGTATGGGCAGTAGAACAGACCAGCGTCATATGGCGACTCGCCCTTATAACCAGCGCAGAAGAAGTTGTAACCAACTGGGCTGTATGGGTCGATATAGACGCGAATCTTGCCACTGAGGATACCAGCAAAGGTGCTTTGTGTGTCATCAACGTTGAGTTGAGGAGCAATTGCTGGGCTGAGGCTCATGAAGCCAGACATGGCGAGGGCGGCTGCGGTATCGCTATCGCAGATGATGAAGTTACCCTTACCACGGCGGGTTTCCTTGGCAATTTGGTTGCACTCACGCTCAATTTGGAAGCTGAGGCCACGGAAGCGTTCAGCAGACCAACGACCATCTGAATCCACATCAAGGTCGTATACGCCACCACCGCTAGCAACGCCACTGAGGTCTGGTTGTGTCGAACCAGTCTTGGCAACGTAGTAGATGGTCTTAACGATCTCGCGGTTGATTTCAGCAAGAATTTCTGTGCTGAGAAGATTGGCGAGTTCGGCTTCGGCATCCAATCCGTGAACGGCCTTGAGATCTTGTGCCAATTCGACGGTGTAGTTGCTGGATAGAGCGCGTGTACGAGCTTGGACGGCAACGCGGTCGATTGTGAACGACATTTGGTTCCAAGTAGCGTATGGTGAGGTTTTACCAATTCCTTCGCCTTGTGATGTGATCATACCACGAAGATTTTGAAGAGCAGCTGCTGTTCCACGGAAAGAGGAGTTTGTCATACCGGCTGTGTAGTTCCAACCAGCAGATAGACCCTTGGAGTTAGCAAAAGCGTTTGGTAAGGTCCAACCAGAACCACCGAACGATGGTTGTGGCTCTTGGAAATTAGCTTCGGTGTAAGCTGCAGCGCCGTAAGAAGCACCTTGGTTACCAGCGAAGGAGTAGTTGGAGCGCATTGCAAAGATGAGGCCAGTTGGGGCGGTCATTGGTTGAACGCCGCAGATGTCATAGGCCATCAAGTTTGGCATGGCACGACGAATCAACGAGATGAGTACTGGGTCATAACCAGAGACTCTTGTTGTGTTCGTGTAGTCCATAGGCATTCCGAGGTTACCAGAGCTCATGTCTTCGGTTAGGTGTTGGCTACGAAGAGCTTGCTCTTGGTTCTCTAGAAGAACGGCTGTTACCTTCTTGCGGTAATCGTCTTGGATCGAAGGAAGAGCTTCATGCGAAAGCACTGGCTCCCACTTCTCGGTTAATACGTCATATGGTGTGTTGTCTGCGAATTGCATTTTTAAGTTATCTCCTGTGAGGTAAAATTATTTATAAAATTTGTTTTTTAGACTTTTTTGTTTAGTCTACCCAAGGCTCCAACATATCCTTCTACTAATGTTGTTGGATTACCCTTGACTGGTGAAAAAGTTTGCTCTGGCTCTGGTGTGCGGGCTGGAGCAGAAACTTTTGATGTGTTTACGTAGTTTTCTTTGATGGCAACTAGCTTGCTGCGATACTCATCGGTCGAAGCAAAGCTAACGTTTTCCATCAAGGATTGAAGCTTAGAAATTTGTGTGTCGGCAAGATCTCTTGTCTCGGCAACGAAGATTCCGGCGCACTCTGTCAATTCAACTTGCTTGCGAAGAGCAATGTTTTGATTGAAAGATTCGTTGAGCTTACCCTCTAGTTCACGGTTTTGGGCATAAAGTTCGTCTAGAACGTTATACTTCTCGTTTGGAACGTCAATGTAGTGGTTCTCAAAGAGATTCTTCAAACCAGTGATGAAGTTTTCAGCGATTTGAGTCTTGATGCCTTGTTCAACGGCGACAGCGTTTTCTGTCATCCATTCTTCAACGACATAGTCAAGATAATCATCGACCTTTTCAACCAAAGATTCTGTGACATTGTCAAGATAAGTCTTGACGTTGCTGTCTACGTCTTCTACGATTGTGGCTACGGTGCGCTCAACGCGGTCGGTAACTGCAGCTTCAAAAATTCCTTCAAGCTTTTCGACTAGTTCTTCTGTGGCGTTTTCTTCACCGAGAAGAGATACTAGAGCTGTACGGAATTGAGCTCTTGCTTGTTCTTCGACTTCTTCGACATCTGTATCGGGTTCAGATTCAGAGTCTTCCATTTCCTCTTCTGCTTCTTCATTTTCCTCTTCAACTTGTGGTTGAGCGGGAGCAGCAGCCATCTTTGCACCACCAGCCATGCTGTTGGGGACTACTGGGGAAGCAACTGGGGTTGTTGCAGGCATACCAGCGACTACTGGAGCTGGGGTCATTGAACCCTTTCCGGTGGCGTCGAAATCTGGCTTTCCATCAGAAATAGCACCGAGGCCCATGGCTTCGACGGCAGCTTCAGAAATTGTGTACTTTTTGTTGTTTTTCATAATCAAAGGATCCTTAAATTGTAAAATTATTTATATTAAATGATTGTTCAAGGAATCAATCCTTGTTGTCTTGCACGGTTTCTTATCTCTTCGCCTTTCATGCGACTTGCAAGATCTTGTGTTTCTTTGTCATATGTTTCTTTTGATGAGAGTACTTTGGTTGGCTTCTTTTCTGGGATTACAAATTTTGTCCAAGGAGAACCAGCACCCTGTGCAGCGAGTTCCATTTGGCTTTGGCCAATTTTTCCTAATTGGGCTTCAATCCAAGTTTTGCCAGAAATTTCTTCAGCTTGTTTGGCCAAACTTGCAATGCCCTGAGCACCATATTTTAATGCTTTGCCACCTAAACCAGTCCCGGCCACTTTTCCTAAAGCACCAGCAACATAATCACCACCAGCTTTTGCTGCACCACCTAATAGCGATACCCCAGCTGCCCCTAAAAGTTTATATAATGGGTTATCTGTGTCTTCGTCTTCTTCTTTTTTAGTTTTATCCGCATCAGTTTTATCTTTATATTGTTTATCTTCGTCCTCGTCTCCCATCAATATTTCAGTAAATCCGGGTGACTTGTCTTTTGGATTTTTTCTTTTTTGACCAGAGCCCATTCCACCTTGTGGTGGTTCAAGCTTTTTATCTTCAGGTTGCTCTAAGATATAGAGCTGTTCGTAACATTTTTTATTCTTAAAAACAGAATCTTGAGGATTGTTTTCAATCCTATTTTCTATCATAAACAAAAGATAGTCTTTGGTGTCGTTTGGTAGCTTGTAGCTCATGAGAGTTTATTGAAGAATTCTTCGAATACCTTGACGATGTTCTTGTTGAGTTCTCTTTTTGAAGATGACTTGATAAGCTTAACGGCTGAATCTCTTTGTCTTTCTGTCCAGATTCCATTTTCAAAAATCCATTCTCTTCCTTCCATGATTCCGTTTACGAAAGCATTTGGGGCTGAAGGATCTGCAACAATATCAATTGCTGCAAGCATAAAGTCTTCTTGGACTTCTTGGAATCCATTACGGGCCTTGAGCGAACCCATACCTCTTGTGGAAACTCCAAGTTGGGCGCCCTCGTCAATTAAATTCTTGACAATACGGCCCATTGGGGTATCCAATACCTTGGCTTTTCCGTAGATGTTATTTCCATCTTCGTGAAGATCTTTTACGATATGGGATACGCGGTCAAGATTTACTGTCGGGCCAGATGGATGGTTTAGTTCACCTAAAGCACGGCCTTTGTTGACGTATTCGTTGATATAACGTCCGGTTTCCTTTGCCAAAATGTTCTTTGGATAGATTCTTCCGTTGCGGTTTTTTTGTTCGGCTTGCATGAAAATGCCTTCGATGAAATAATGTTTTTCACCGTTTCCGACATTTTCTTTGATATACTTGATGTCTTCAGTTAGTTCTGTTATCAGCTTCATTTGTTTGTCTCATTAAGTTTTGTGCGACTGTTTTGTATTGCTCTTGTAATTTGCTAGCAACCTTTGTGTACAGTGTTTGAGATGCAGTATCCTTAAAAGAAACTGCGTTCTCTTCAATTGCACTCTTAATCATTTCTCTGATATTGTTTTTCATAAAAGTCCTTTTGCTGATTTTGAAAATTCTATGTGTTGTCTGAAGTGTGTTGGGCTTTTAAAAATATCTTTTGTTAGTTTAAGACGATTTTTAGTGTTTAGCCCTTCAAACAAATTTTTTAAATTTTTAATATCAGATTCAGTAATATTTATAACTCCGTCATCTTTAAATTTAAATTTTCCGGGTTTAAACGATTCTAAAAAGATAACAAAGTTTGTTAAACTTTGTGCCTCTGGTGTAGTTGTTTCTGATACTAAAAGATTTTCAGATAGAGCTAAAGTCGCCTCTTGAATTGATGCATTTAGTTTAAATGAGAGCGTTTGAACAATATTTTCCTTAAAATAGCTTTCATTTTCTGAAAGCATGCCCTTTATTCCATTTTTTAATAAAATTTTTGTTAAAGATTCCATTACTGTTCTGCGCTTTCTTCAGCTCCCTGTTGTTGAGCTTGTTGTTGTGCCATCAGAGCCATTTGCTCTGCTTGCATTCTTTGTTTGTCTACTTCCATCTCCTTATCCATAAAACGCATGTCTTCTTCTGTTTGACGAAGAATATTTTTACGAATGTATGCAGAAGAGAAATACTTACCAACATATGGATCAACAATAGAAATCATCTTCAGACGTTCAGCCAAAATTTCAGCTTCTTTCAAGTCCCAGAAATAGTTGTCGGTATTGAAATTAAATTTTATATCAATCTTAAGTTGTTGCCAATCTTCCTCGGTCATGACACCCTTCAAAAGAAGTTGGACACGCAAAATATCCAAGAACATCTTTGAAAAGTGATGTCTGAGTCTATCAATGAATTTGTAAAATTTAACTTCTTCTCTGGTAATTTCTACGGATCTACCCATGTTAAACCCGGTAGATTCTGAAGTTAAACGGCTAATTGGAACGTTTAAGGAATTGTAAAGCTTTTTCTTAAAGTAATCAACGTCTTCAATTTGAGACATGGCTTGACCACCGGGTAGGGTGGTGATCTCTGTT